CGACTCTCTCCGCTCCAGCCTGCTGATCAAAAGTTGAATCAGTTGGAATGCGTCTCAAGATAGTAAATACCAGGAGATGTAGAGGACGAAACAATACCTGAACAAAATATGTTGGTATTGCGACGAGTCTACATTTTCCATACGCAGTATACACACGGCTAATACGCCCTTCCACCGGACGTGCTCGCGAGCAGTCGCTCAGACGCTCTGCTACATCGTAAAGCAGATTCAAGAAGGATTGTGTAATATGTCCGACTCGAATTAAGTAAGTGTAGAAAGAACTACAGCCAATTGAATGGCAGTAGTCCTCAATATGCTTACGGGCAGGAGATGTTAGTAGAGCTACAGCGTCTAGTGGAGATGATAAAAGAGCGTGCCCATTTGGGCCCGCCTTCGACGTAAAGAATAGCTTTAAACAGCTTAGTTCAGATGTTAAAGTTGACAGACAGTCAATGAACATACTCAATTTCGATGAAACCTTGGCCTCGCCATATAATTTAGATAATACTATCTCAAATATATAAGAGAATGATCCAAATACATAAACTGTACGAGGACGGGCAGAAGAAGGTTGAACTATAGTGTCTGTGTTATCTGCTCCCAGATAAACAAACATCTTTGGCGTATCTAAGCCTAAAAGTGTCACTTTTATGGCCATTTCATTGCCGCTACGTATAAGAATACGTATATGAGCAGGAATAATACGAGGGAGACCATGTTTATCTATCGATAAAACAACTTTCCGGGAGACAAATTCCGGAGAGCCTGCAAGATATTTAAGAAGGAGCCGTTTGGCTTCCTTATAAATATTACAGGTATGAGCTAAGGAAGAATAGTACCACTGGGACATAAATACAAGTCCAAGTGAAACTAATAGCCAAGAAAGCTCACTGTTGAGTTTATAAATAGTTGTTATGGCCTGCAACGTGGACCAATACCGAACCAGTTGACCTGTAGCCTTAGTAATAGGGCTACGAGGAGCAAGCGGTGCAGTAGAGGGACGCGTTTTGGCAAGTTTATCCTGAGTGGCAATTGATGGATTTATATATGACGCCCACGAGAAGAGATCGGTTTGGATAAAGGGCTGAACTTCTTTGCACTTGAGGTTTAGCCACTTTGATCTATAACTGGTCCCTGGTCGCGGGGGGAATTTTAAGTTATTAGTGAAGCCAGGAGACTTGATAGTCCGAAGACGCTTCTTATTCGATATGCAAGTATTTTGCAATCTTGTGTATTCATCTTGGTCAAGGTAAAGAGCCTGTCCAAGATTGGACGGATCTTCAACTATGTAGTCATGAGTGTCTGCATAGTCTGAATTAACAGGTATATCTTTGATAGATCGGAACTTCGGATCTTCAGAGGACCTAAACCCAGGTTCGGACTTTATTTGTTCATAGATTTCTTGAACATTTAAAAACCGTTCCTTGTGATCCGGATGAGTTAAGAAGTCCTTAGGGATTAGCTCCCTCTTCTTCCACGCAAGGAGAGCAATTTTCCTTGTATGGTCGTTGAGAGAGTTCCATTCTAGGTCAGACAACCTTGTGTCATCAGCATCGACTTCAGATGCCTGCACCTGATCAGCAGGTTTATCTTGTTTACCGTCAAGCTGCTTCTCTTCAGATAGTCGCACTGAAGCATGTAAGAATCTTACTGCCGAAGTGACTGCTATATGAGGAACTAGGTATGCGATAGAGAGTAAACGATAAGATATAGGGTAATAATGAAGTAATAAGATGTTAAATGATGCAAGAATTTGTTTTCTCGTAAGTGAATTCTTTCCTATTAGCATGGCGAATCATTAATTTTAAGTCGTCAAGACTATAAGTTAGTGAGGCAAGCCTCTATACGACCTTATCTCAGAATCGATAATCCGTATGCTAGTATTCCATGTCGTCACACAACAGTTGGTGAGACGGTGGTCTGGTGATATCGTGCCCTAGACTTACGGCACCTTACTATCAGACTTACCTATCCTAATATGTTTGGCTGTGATTACTTAATACTATATAAATACGGTAAAAAGCAGAGCACAGTTGCCCATAGTTTAGCCTTCGGCTCGTCTGAGTTCAGCGAATGTATATCATTTGGCGTGCTTTTGGAGGTCAAGCTACACGAAACTTGAGAATAGGCCAATTTGGCATATCCTAACAGATATGGGCCACCAACAAAGGAGCAGTAACATCA